GTCACGATCTGCTCGAAGCGGTCGCGGTCTTTGGCAGAGAACTTGGCGACGTAGACGGTGCCGCCAAGTTCTGGAACGTCTAACGCCACGCGGGGCCGAACGCCACGTTTGGCTTTGATCTGCTCACGAGTAAGAGCCACAGTCCGCGCCTCCTGTCAGCACTAGCTCGGCAGCGTGCCGCTGAGCTTGATGGTGAGCGTGCCGCTCATCATGTCTTCCATCTGGGCACCAGCCTCAAAGCCGGTGGCGAAGCCGTAGGCACTCCAGAGCGTGGTGGTAGATCCACCGCTCGCCCAGTAGACGTTGACCGTCTGATTGGTCGCCACGTTCGCCATGTCGGCCGTCGGCTTCACGGCCGGGTCGAAGAGCACCTCGACCGACAGCTCGCCTGGATCGTAGATGGCGGAAGCCACAAACTCCTTGGCGGACGATGTCATGTGCGTCGCATCGGCAACGGCACGCGAAACGCCGCCGTGATTGACGCCGGTGATCTTGTAGCCGGTCGCCGTATGAAGCGCCGTCCCGAACGACACAAACGTGCCCTGACCAATATCGACTGCCATGGCTTTCTCAAGCCTCCGTAAAGGTGATCTCTACTGACAAATCCGTGCGGTAGATGGGGAGTTGCTCCCCGTTGTTTGGCGGCTCCTGCGTGTCATCGTCGCTCTTGACGACGGCCAGCCGAATGCTGCCTGTTACCTTGAATTGTAGGGCGAGGCGAATGGCCCGGGCGAGGTTTCGCACGCCCACGAGCGAGTCACCGATCGCCGAGATTGTGAACGTCGCACGAGTGATTCCCGTCATGCCCTGCATGTGCATGAACGGCCCCCGGCCAGTGTTCTCACGCTGGTACACGATGCACGGCAGGGCAGCCCCCTGCGGAGCCTGGACGGCATAGATACGCCCGCCAACCTGCATGGCAATGTCGGCGTCAGCCGTCAGCAGCTGCACGAGCGATTCGTCGATATGAGTGGTCGTTGGCATTACTTCTTGCCGTACGTCTTGCGAATGGCTTGCCGCTCGGCCTCGGAAATCGCCTTGCCAAGAGCCCCGTCAAGCTTGCCGATAAGCCGTTGCTTGATCTGCGGCAGGTTGGCGTCGGCCCACCGCCTGAACTTGTCGCTCGCTGGCATGCCTTTGACCTGGCCAAAGAAGATCATGCCGCCTTCGTTGCCTCCGATACGGGCCACCTTGCCACGCAGATACGGGTAGATGGACGCGTTCGCCATCGGTACCTTGAGCGCGTAGTCCTTGGGCTGCCGGTACTTCGTGCCGTTCTCCACCCACCAGGCGTGGAAGCCTTTTTCCGAATTGTTGCCGCCCCGCTTGGAGCGGTAGCCCAGGATCCCGACGGCCGTGGCGTTTCGCTTCTTCTTCTCAACCTTCACGCCGACACTGCGTCGGAGGTTGCCGGTCGGGCCTCGAGGCGTCAATGCCTTGATTTCTGGAATCTCGTCTTTCGCAGCCTCGCGGACGGCGGCCCCGAGGTACTTCTTCTGGATGCTGCTGGGCAGGATGGCGAATCCATTGAGGATCTCTTCGACGCCTTCCACGGTCATGTCTCTACGCATCAGTCCACGACCTCCGACACCAGGAGCTCGTGTTCCTCGCGGCGTCCACGCTCGACGGCCGACATGATTTCAAACGTGCGGCCCTCGGCCACCACCCGCATCTTCGGCTTGAGCCCGCTGGTGTACCGCATGCGGATGCGATGCGTGACCACGCCTTCGTTGGCCATGGCACTGACGGCTTCGTTGCCAGACAGCGGCAGCAGTGCGATCCACCGCTGGGCGAATGCGGACCACGTCAGTTCTGGCTCGCCGATGCTGTTGGTGCTCTCCGCAGGAGTCTGCACCTCGGCCAGCTTGTCCATGAGTCCAGAGCGAAGCATGGCCTACGCTCCGTAGATGACGAGCGTGTACGAGGCCGTGCCCGAGTAGGCAGAGACATTGAACCCGGCCGTGCCGCCAGATCGAGAGTCGCAGATCGCCACGCGGCTGCCACCAGAAATGGCAACGCCGGCCCCGGTCGCCTCGCTGCACACGGCAGCCGAGGAAGCCGCGAACGCAAACCGGCTTACGCTGGCAAACGATACGGCCGATCCGCTGGAGTCCTTGTAGGCACTGGGAGCCACGGCGATTCCCACCGCTGCCGTACCGCACGTGCCAGAGAGCAAGGCAACCTTGCCGCTGCTGTAGGCGTCGGTGCTGGTCAGTGCGAGCCGCTTGAGCGACTGCACGCCGGTGCCGGCGGCCGAGTCCGAAAACGCCACGTCGATGGCAATGCGACCTTCAAGGCTCATGCGTACTGCTTCCACTTCAAGGGCTCAAGCAACGCGTGCACCCCAAGCGGCACGTTCTGGCCAGTGCTGCCGATGGCCTCGCGGTTGGCATACCAGTGCCCCACCAGCATCTTGATGGCGTGCACGGCCGGCTTCGGCACGTTGGCGGCCCCGCCGTAGCCGGCGAGGTAGGTGATCTGCACGGCCTTGTCATCCAGCCGCACGTTGGGCCAATCCTCAAGGTACAGCGGGTAGGCCAAGGCAGGAACGTGGTCGCGGTCTAGGCGGAACTGCTGCGTTCCAGACTGCGACCACGTGAGGGTCTGTGTGGCCCCGGCGGAATCCACATACGAGATAGTCACCGTGGCGCTCGTGGCAGTCGCGTTCAACCGCACCGGCGGGCGCGGGAGCTCGATGCGGAGGCTCGGAAAGTCATCGAACGCCACGGTGTATTGCTTGTCCGCGAACGTGCGGTCGCAGTAGTCCTCGCACCACGTTGTCGCGGCATCGACCAGCCCGCCGATATACGTATCGTCATCGGTGAAATCGACGATCCGCAGGTGCTCCTTGGCCTCGGCAACGCTCACCGGGCGGTCGCCCGTGCCACTCGCGGTGGCGACCACCAGGCTGCGGTAGCGGCTGCCCGTCTGCGGCAGTTCCCAGTTACGCACGCTTCGGCCTCCCACGCTTGGCCTTGGCCACCGGGGCGACGGCTCGCTCAAGTGCCGGATCTGGGGCCGTGGCGAACTCAAAGGCTGGAGCCTCGACGTGCCGCACGGCGTACCGCTGGAGCTCGAGCGTACGGGCCAGCCCGCCCGTCACGGGCACAATCTGCCCGGCCTTGTATCCAGCGTAGGACCGCAGGAAGCGGACCTGCACAAATGGGATCGTCGTGCTCATTTCCACACGTTCTCCGGTGGCCTGCCGCCTCGGTCCCAAAAATCGCCAGGGTGCTGCAGGCTCGCTCGCATGTTCTGGTCGGGCCACTTGATCCACACCTCGGCATGCCCCAGTGCTACGCGAGGGCACACGCCGATCTTGCATCCTGCCTTCTGAGCCGATACCCAGAATGCGATGTCATCATCGACCCGCCCGTCTTCCCATCGGCCCGCCTCGTTTGGCTTGCCGATGAACCACGGGTGAGGCATCTTCTTCAACGCCTCTGCCTTCAGCATCGTCAATCCGAAGTGGGCTGTGTTGGCTTGGATGACGTTGTGATAGACGAAGTGATCCCGGCTCACCTCTGCCACGCGTTCGCCGCCATCGGCCACCATCGTGAATAGCGGCTCGTCCGTACGCCGTTTCATCTGCACGGCCGCGACGAAATCAAAGCCGCTGGCCACGGCATAGGTGAGCAGACGCGGCACAGCGTCCTGCTCAAAGATGCTGTCGTAATCGAGCGTGCAGATCCACAGCGGCGGCGCCTTCGGATCGGTGTCGCTCTCGACGATGTCGGTGAGGACACGCTCCAGGCACTGCCCCCAAAATGCCCCTTCAAGGCGAATGGGGGAAATGCCGTACGGCACCAAGCCCCTGGCCCAGCAGAACATGTGATCCTGCCAGCCGAGCCGAGGCACTGACATAGCACAGTGCAATCGGATCGGCCCGCTGCCGGTCTGAATGATGGCAGGCTTTACGCCAGCCACCGCCGAAGTCGCCGCGCCCACGGCTCCTCCTTCGTTGGAGTTGTCGTTCTACCGTCTTCGCTCAGCCGAGAACCACGCGGGTAGTGACGTTGGCATCAGACGCCGAATCGACACCCGCCTCGCCACGACCCAGCCGGGCCGCCACGACGATGTCGTTGTTCGTGCCGTTCGCCGTCGCATCCGCAGACGGCGTGACCGCCACTTGCAGATACCGCTTGAGAGCCTTGGTGGACACCTCGAACCGCGTCACGTTGACCGTGGCGGTATTGCCGACGCCGGCCAGCGAGTAGTCGGTGCCCTGGATCAGACCCGAGATCGTGCCGTAGCTGCCGTCCGTGTCGCTGTGCTTGATGGTCACGACGCTGGGGGCAGACGTGTTGGCGAGCGAGCGGTAGCACACGTCGATGCTGACCGAGTCGTAGCCGAGGCAGTCGATCGCCACGGTGTGCGTGCCAGCAGAGGCAACGCCCGCAACGCCGGGGCTGATCGAGATGACGGACTTTCCGTTGGCCGCGTGGTTCATGGATTCTGGTTCCTTGGGTTGGTTAGGTTCAGAGGATGAGAGCCACGACCGGGCCAGCCGTCGAAGCGTCGCCCACGTCCGAGGTCACCGCGTCGTAGGACACCGTGGCCTGGAAGTAGGTCTGATCGAACTCGATGTAGCGGTCGGTGCTCGCCCGCACCGCCACGGCACGCCGCAGGGCGAAGTGGCTCGACCGCTTGAGGTCGCCGAACAACGCCACGCACTGACCGGCCGAGGCCGTCTTCCGCATGACGTTGTTGAGGAACACCGGCCACCCCAGGAACGTCGGCCGGCGGGCGCCGTCCAGCACCTCGTTGGCGAGGGCACCGTTGCCGCCGAGGGCCAGCGACTGCATCGCCAGAGCGTGCATCTGCGGGGTGCAGTACCAGCCGCAGGTCGGGCTCTGGGTCGCGTAGGTCGGAGCCTTGGCGACGGTGGCGAGGAAGTCATCGACCGTCAGGGCCGTAACCGCCGACTGCGAAGAGTCGTTGATGCCAGCCGTCAGCGTCTCGTTCTCAAACTTGTACTGGATGCCACGGATGCCACCGTAAAGGCTGGCCCCGGTGCCGATGAAGCCGTCTTCGTCGATCCGCTGGGCGATGGCCAGAGCGAACTCTTCAGACACGAGCCCGGCGAGGTCAATCGCCGAGTCGTCAATCAGCTGGTTAGGGACGCGAGTGCCGACGCGAACTTCCTTGCTGGAAAGCATCACGTTGTCGGTCGCCATGTCGGTCGCCTGGGTTTCGGCATTGGCGCCCGTGTGGTACGCCGTGTTTCCGCCAACGCGACGCGGGATGTAGAGCGTGTCGCTCGTCATCTGCAGGTTGTTGGCCTGCGCCGGGAACGCACCGAAGGACTCCACCAGCCGGATGACCGTCGAGGCGAAGGTGTCGGGGATGAACACGCC